TGGTAATCCTATATTTGTGTTGTCACTTATCTTCATATGTTCTTACTCTTAATTTGAATATGTTTTAAAACTCTACCTTTTTCAGAACCTTGTTTAATGACATAGCCTGAAGTTCCGTTGCCATTAATATTAACTTCTTTTCTAGCTTTCTTTAGAATTTTGTTGCTATGTTCTATTTTGCCTTGTTCATAGTTCTTAGCAATTAAATCTTTTAGTCGTTCTCTCATTTAAACATATCTGAGTTAGGAGATTGGGATGATACACTTCTTTTAAATTCTTCCATACTTTTGCAAGTACATCGCTTAGTAGATTTAAACACAAATAGCTCACGCCATAGTTTGTTTTCCATTCTGCTGAAAAAGGTAAGTAATTTTCTTAAAATAAAGTTGCGTATTATACTATACCAAGACTCTTTCTTGCAACCACAAAATTTTCTCATAAGGGTTTCCCCTGACCACGAGCAAATTTCTTTTTCTTATGAGCTTTGGAGTGTCTACCTTTTCTTACTACCTTTGACTTTTCTAGCTTTGCTATTCCGTGAATATTTTTTATTGCCATTAGTTAATCCTTGTTGTGATAATAAACTTACTTTCTTTGAATACTGTGAACTGAAGGATTTGTAAATATCTTTTGACATTATTTTTTTTTTCTATTCATTAGCTTATCAGAAACTTTAGAGCCAAAACTTGCTGTAAACACAATAATTACAAGATACCATACACTATCAGGTAGGTCATTTATGATGGAAACCCACTCCCTAAAGTTATCTCTTGTTTGTGGAAACCAACCAGTCGTAAGCATACCAATCAACCAGAACATTAATACCTCATCTTTGATTGTATTGTTTTGACTTTTAATTCTAGTTATATCTACATCTTTTGCAGCTTCTATTTCAGCAGCTCTGATAACTTTTACTTTTTCTGCTTTGTGTTTAAAATGAGATGATACTTTATCTACTCCCATTTTAACTAAAGGATTGTTAAATAATTTTAATAAATGTATCATTTTACTACCAAGGTTTGTACATGGTTTTACCATCTTCATTTCTGGAAGCAATAAGATATTGGTTTCTGTTACTCTCTTCATTATAAGATACATGAATCCAACCAGAGTTAGGCTCTCCTTCTTTATAAAATTCTAAGATAAGCTGATCTACTTCTAAATTATTTCTGATCCACCACGCTAATTCTTTATTATCAATAGAAGGGATCTCTAGGTCTGCCGCTTTTCCTTCGGCATGTTGGCTGCTGATTTTTGAACCTATAGCAACACACAATTCTTGAGACCGATAGCCTGATGAAATAATAACAGGTTTGTCAAATTCAGAACGAATAGGTTGCAATACATTCATACAAAGTTTTTTTAAATTATCAATATGACCTGGGGAAGGGTTGTTAGGTATTCCCTTGCGTTCCGCAGTTTGCGACTTAGTAAGTTCTGATAGGTTAAAGTTAGCTGATAATTTCATTGTACTGTTCCATTTTCATCTACATATAATAATTTTACTTTTAAGTCTTTTTGTTTTTTACTAGGAGATCTATTAATTTTATCTCCTTTTTTATTAAAACAACTTTTGTTTTTTCTATATGATACAGACTTAACATCATAATTAGTATACTCTTTTGTCTTAATATTAAAAGTAACAATATCTATAGGACCAATTCCGCCAATAGCTTGAAATACAATCGTATCAGGTTGCTTTGCAAGGTAAGCTAAAGCAATTAATTCTGATATAATCCCTTTGTTTTGTTTGTAATTAATACCCATAACCTACAAGTTGTATAACTATATATGGTGTATGTGTAAAGACTATGTACTAGATGTGGATAGGCAATTAAATTTATAAAATATTTTTTCTTTATTAACTAGAGATTCTTCTAAAATATTAATAGCTTTAATAGATGTTTGATAACCAACTAAAACACATTCTTTATGAGTATCATATAATTCTAAGTCCTGTATTCCTTTACCACAAGCACCATAAACAACGGAACAAGCGTAAACAATTAACATAAATTGCATATTATTTGTTAAACCATTCCATAAAACCAGTAACCATACCAGCTATTATTAATAATATCCATAAAGCTCCTTTACCTCTATTAATATCTGCTCTTAGATTTTTTTGTTCGTCTTTTAATTCCTTAATCTCTCTGCAGATAAATTCTAATTTTACTTCAGTAGAAGATTGCTTTGCCATTATCTTGCTGTTCCTGGTATTCCTGTTGAGGTAACAAATGGGTTTTCTGCAAAAGCTAAAAAAATATAAGTTACACCTGAAGCATTTCTAGAACCAGAACTTACTCCAATTTTCCAACCATTAGATAAAAAATCACCACAACCATTACCAGAAGTAGTACCTTCTGCATTATTTAAATTAGAGTGTAGTTGTTGAGTAACTGGATTAAATGTATCTCTTTTATTATCGATTATACCCCAGTTATTTGTGCCATCACTTGCTCGTTTAAATAAAATCCAAGCTGGTTTGAATCCAAGATATATAAATGGTCCATTAGCATTTCCGTTCCCAATAAAAGATCCCATCTTGCTGTATCCTTTAACATCTGCAAAGCAGTAAGCAATGATAGAATTTCCTGAACCATTTAATCCAGCATCAGTATTAACAGTAAATACAGAAGAAGTAGGTTCTGTGTTATTAAAATTTCCAGCAGATGTAAAAAGTGCGTCTGATGAATCTAATTTTAACCCTTTTGTAGCACCTAAAGATTTATGATAAACTTTCCAATTAGCAGAAGCACTTCTATTTTTAAAAATAATTGCTGAAGGTACAACACCTAAACCATGTTTTACTGTTCCCAAATTTTCTGTACCAGTATAAGAAACTATAGAAAATCCAGCATCTGTATTTACACTTCCAACACTATCAATACTTCCTATTCCTGTTGCACTTGCGTCATTGGTAAATGATGTTCCAGCAAGCCAATTCCAAGATACATAATTTTCAGCATTAGTATTGTAAATAACATCATCGCCAAGACTAAAACCATCTGATCCAAATGCTGTTAAACCATCTGCATTTGTTGATTCAGCACCATTATCATTTGTATTTAATTCTTTTGTTACCCCTCTTACAGAATCTGTAACAGCATTATCATCTGCTTGAGCGCGATTTTTAATCCATACCCAATCAGGTTGAAATCCTACTCCAGTAATGTTTTGAGTTGATCCGTTACCAGCATAGAGCTTGGTCAAAAAATACTGACTTGGGTTATCTATAGTTGTATAAGCCATTATCCAAACTCCGCTAGGTTTTTTGTGTTGAGAGAAAAATATCCTGATGGTACTGCATATTCAAAATTTCCAAATCCATTAGCATCAGCGTTGCTTGATGATATTGCAAAAGATGGAGAACCAAAATTAACTTCTGATGTTCCAGTTTTTGTTCCACTACCACCATCTCCATTGGAAATAAAAGGTAGATAAAAATCAGATACAGTTACAGCAGTCATTAAAGAAGTACCTGCACTAATATCTTGTCCACTTAGTTCAGCACCATTTTTAAATCCATAAAGTTTTCCATTATCAGCATCAAAAGCTATTCCTAAAATATTACCTGAGGCAAAATCCACACCTGTATCGGCTGATTGTTCAAATCCAACTTCTTTAATATTATTAGAGGTATCTATTCTCCAAGCAAGTCCGTTAAAAGTTCCTGCACCTGCCGCACTAAAAATATCTACAGTGTTAGAAAGAGAATCATTGACATTAAAAAATCCAAATTGTCCAGCATTTCCATAAGTGTATTTTACTTCCCAATACCATTTACCAGCACTAACTCCAATTGTACCTTTTGTAACACCAAAAGTTCCAGCGGCAGCTGAATAAACTGTTTTAAGATTACCTTCACTGAATGTATGGTTGCTATTAGTGTCTAAAGAATTCATGGTTGCAAAATTATTAGTACAAGTATCAGTAGATTGATCTACTGCTGTAAGGTTATTAACTGCAAAGTGATTAGTATTACCACTTGTATCTGCACCCATACCACTAGCATTTGTGCCTGTACCAGCTTGTTTAAATTCTAAATAGTAGCCATTATCTCCAAAGGTTAAACCAGATACATTTATTGGTTTCCATATTCCACTATCTTCGTCAAATTCTCCGAAAGAATCTTCGGCTAATTGAGATCCATCAATAAAACAAATTTCTGAATAATATCCACCAAAATAATAATTTGATGATTGTGATGGATTGTATCTTCCTATTGCATAAGAAGTACTTGCAACATTATAAGCTGAATTGTTATTTTGTGTTGCATTTGTTTCTGTACTAAAGGAGGTTATTTCTGAACCATTAACATATATTCTTGCTCTATCTCCAGCAGTTCCAAGAGTAGTATCAACAGCAATTACAAAATGATGCCAAGCAGTTGTATCTCTAAATACTTGAGTAGTGTAATAGTTTGTTCCAGCAGTAGAATCTGAAAATCTTAATGTGTCATTATCTACAAAATAACATTGTGCTGGACTTGTTCCACCAAATATATGTTGTTCTCTTCCTAATTCAGATCTCTTCATCCAAAAAGAAGCAGTCCACTTTTTAGTGCTGGTAGGCGTTCCATATGTTTTTGAAAGGTAATCGTCACTACCAGAATTAAACCTTAATGAGTTATCTACATCATAACCACCTGCTGATAGACTGTTTGCTGGTAAAATAAAAGGCATATTAAACTACCTTATCTGGAAATTCTCCAAGTGGTCTAGTAACTGTACCATCATCTTGCATTGTGTAGGTAAGTAAAGTTATAAGAGCATTTACATTGGCACAATTATCTATTGCAGTTTCCATTGCATTGACTTTAGTTCTAACTGCTGCTCTGTAAGTAGTAACAGCACTAGGTACTGAATAATCTGAAACTTCGGTTGCTTTAGTTACATACCAATCTGTAGGAGCTAATAGACTAGCTGCTTCTACATTAAAATGGTTTTTGTAATTTGTTTTTAAACCTGTAGTTTTTACATCGCCAACTGATTTGTCATCTGGTAAATCTCCAGCATCTTCATCATCTTGCGACCAAGTCGTATCTGCTAATGCTTTAGCGGTAGCTGTTCCATAAGCTGCGGTTACAGTTCCTGCATCTGCATCATAGGTAAAAGTTTGATTAGTGTTAATATAAAATGCTTCGTCTAATTTATTAGAATCATCAAAAATAATTTCGTATAAACCAATTGCTGCTTTTTCTGCAACAGACCATTTGGTAAAGATACCTGCTGGGTATTGGTTATCTCCTAAAGTAAATCCTTTGGGGTAATTAAAGTATCTTGATATTGATCCATCTATTACTAATGCGTACATAATATTCCTATGATAAAGTTAATGCTAAATTTCTTCCTACCTCAAGCCACTTTGCTCCATTGTATCTAAAGGTAAATAAGTCGCCAAGATTTCCTGTTGCTGTTAATGTCGGTGCAGTATCTGCTGCAAATTCATAAACTGCGTTCCAAGTTAATTCATTTGTTCCACCAGCATCTTGAATAACTAATATAGATATAAATTGACCAGCCGCTATACCTGTTCCTGTAGGTGCTGCCATAGCTCTGTTAGCTGTTAAAGTTACTTTTGCAACTGGGGAATTAATAACATTCCAAACAATGCTTGATGCATCTGTTAATGTATCTTCTGTATTAAGAACAGCACCAGATACAACAGTTAAATTGTTAGCATTTGCTGTGAATACTTTAGAAGCTGCTGTTGTTCCAAGTGTTGCAAGATCAGAATAATTTAATTCTGCCGCAGTAGAATCTATTGCAGCAAGTTTAGTTAAGTCTGCTTGTACTAATCCAGATACTCCATCAAGTAAATTAAGTTCTGCCGCAGTAGAAGTTACAGCTGCTAATTTAGTAAAGTCAGCTTGAACCAAACCACTAACACCATCTAATAAATTTAGTTCTGTTGCAGTAGAAGTTACAGCTACATTCTCATTTATTTTTGGTGAAGTTAAAGTTTTGTTGGTAAGAGTTTGAGTTCCAGAAATAGTTACAAAGCTAGTAGTATCTACAGCAGCATTTTGCCAAGATGAACCATTATAAACACGAAGAAGATTACTTGAAGAATTAAAATAAAGCATACCAGCAGCCAAAGCATCGCCATCATTATCAGTTGAGGGATCAGAAGATTTAGTTCCTAAATAAATATCATCAAAAGCATCGGCTGAAGCGGCTGCGGCAGTTGCAGAGTTTGCAGAAGCGGTAGCGGAATTGGCTGATGCAGTTGCAGAGTTTCCAGAAGTTGTGGCAGAGTTCGCACTAGCAGTAGCTGAATTGGCACTAGCTGTAGCACTATTTCCAGAAGTAGTAGCTGAACTTGCTGCGGCAGTTGCAGATGTTGCTGCACTTACAGCATCTACTAATAATGCAAAGTGATCTGTATCTGTTAAAGTATCGCCAATAGCAGAAGCTGCTACACAAATATAAATGTTGTTAAGTTGAGCGGCAGTTGTTGATTTTACAATATCTCTTTCTACAAAAGCGGCTGTAGTAGTAGTTGCACTTGTACCTTTAAAAGTTCCTAATTCTTGTGTTACCGAAATTTCTCCAGAAGAGTTAAATGCTAAAACTTTATTCGCTCTATCTGTTGCACCTACAGTAAACTCTGTAGATGTCATGGTGTTCGTTCTTGATATTTTAATGGAACGATCTACTTCTTCTTGAAGTTGTTGAGTAGTCATGGTTGCACGATCCAATCCCTCTTCGTGGGATTCCGCAGGAAATGGATCATTAGCAATATAGTCTATCGCTTGAGTTTGCGGAACTTCTCTAATTATTACAACTGTTTGACCAGATGCAGGAGTGTTACCAGATGTAAAAGTTATTGAACCTCCACTAGCATCGCCTGCTCCAGCTACTGTGTAATGTGTAGTTAAAGTTTTAACAGTTTCAACACCTGTGCTGTCTGTTCTAATAATTACAATTAAATCTGAGTTTGCAAATATTTTATAACCATAAGCAAATTGTGTTGTGCTTCCATTGCCTGAGTATGAATTTTTAACTGTTGTTGATGATACTGTCATATTAATTTCTCTATATTATCAAATGTTATAATTAGCAATACCATATTATTGTGGTAATAGTACATTTATTTCTTTTGTTTTATCTCCTTTTTTTCTTTTTTGTAAGCCATATTTTTCTTTCAAAGCAGCTTCTATAGCATCTTTAACTTCTGGATATTTTTTTATCATTTCATAATAAGCCTTATCTTTAAAACCTTTAAATATTTTTTT